GGGCGGCGAGGCGCGTGAGTTTTGTCTGTGCAAAAATGTGCAATGGGGTCCGATAGCCAGAGGGGGCCGACAGTTTTGATAGGGAACAAAACGGAAATGGCTGCTTGGCTTGGCGTTTCCGCGCGGGCGCTGGACAAACACGAAGACCTTATGGTCCGGGATGGCCGGGGATACGACATCAAGGCAACGGTTGTGGCCTACTGCGCGCATATGCGGGGCATTGCATCGGGGCGGGGCGGTGAGGAGCAGGTCTTGGACCTGACGAAAGAACGGGCGCGGCTTGCGAAAGAGCAGGCGGACGAAAAGGAAATCAAGAACGCCATTCTGCGTGGCGAATTGTTGCAGGCTGGTGAAGTGGAAGTAACTTGGTCCGACTTTCTGCGGGGCTTGCGGTCGCGGCTTCTGGCGCTGCCTGCGAGGGTGCAGGTGGCGGCGGGGCTGACGCAGGCGCAGACGCTTGCGGTGGACCGGGAATTGCGGACTGCGCTATTCGAGGCAGGGAGCGATGCTGACGCCTGAAATGGTGCTGGATCGTGCGCGACGCGCGCTTGTCCCGCCACCAAGGCTAAAGCTGTCGGAATGGATCGAGGCGCATGTTCGACTGCCGGATGGCATGTCTGCGCAGCCGGGGCCGGTGCGGCTTTGGCCGTTTCAGCGCGAGATTGCGGATGCGATTGGCGCCCCCGAAATAGAACGGGTGACGATGGTAAAGCCGGTTCGGGTCGGGTTTACCACGCTGCTGACATCTGCTGTTGCGTCCTATGTGTCGAACGACCCTGCGCCGATCCTGTGCCTGTTGCCGACGGAAAGCGATTGCCGAGACTATGTGGTTTCGGACGTGGAACCGTTGTTCGGGGCAACTGAGGTTGTGGCGCACGCGCTGCGCGAAGATGCGGCAGAGGGTGAGCGGAATACGCTTATGTCTCGCCGGTTCCCCGGTGGATCGCTAAAGGTTGTCGCGGCCAAGTCGCCACGAAACCTGCGGCGGCACAACGTCCGGGTGCTGTTTATAGACGAAGCTGACGGCATGGAAAACACGCCCGAAGGTTCGCCGATCTTGCTGGCCGAACGGCGCACCATGTCGTTTCCGGATCGCAAGATCGTCATTGGTTCGACGCCCGTTCACGAGGATACCAGTCACGTCCTGCGCAACTATGCTCAATCGGATAGCCGGATATTCGAGGTTCCGTGTCCGCATTGCGGGACGTTCACAGAGATACAATGGGCGCACATCCGATGGGAAGATGGCGACCCGGAAACGGCGCATTTTAGCTGCCCCGCCTGCGGTGCGGACAGCCCGGAATCGTCAAAGCCTGCGATGGTCGAGGCGGGCCGGTGGCGCGCTTTGCGGCCCGATGTTGTGAGCCATGCCGGGTTTCGGCTGAATGCCCTTGTGTCGCTACATGCGAACGCAAGCTGGGCGAAGCTGGCGCGGGAGTTTATTGCGGTCAAGTCGGACCCGACAACGCTACAGACCTTCATCAACACCATTCTCGGCCAGGGATGGCGCGGGGAAGGTGATGAAGTATCGGACGCGGAACTTATGGCCCGTGCGGAGCCTATCCGAATGGAGCCGGTGCCTGCCGAAGTGCTTGCTTTGACGCTGGGCTGCGATGTGCAGCACGACCGGATTGAGGCGACCGCGATAGGATGGGCCGATGAAGGTTCACCATGTGTTCTTGCCCAATGGGTTATATGGGGCGCGTGGGATGATGAAGAAACTTGGGGCGAATTGGATACGCTTATCGCGCGCCGGTTCGACCATGCTTTAGGCGGCAGGATCGGGTTCGATGCGGTTGCGATAGACGCGGGTGACGGCGCGACAATGCAGCGTGTGGTTAATTTCTGCGGGCGCAGGCGGCGCATTGTGCCGGTCAAAGGCGCGGACGGAAACCGCCCGATGTTTGCGCGTGCAACGAATGCGAAGAAGGCCGGGGACCGGCTGTGCATCGTCGGCGTGGATACGGTCAAGGAGGCGTTGTTTCGGCGGCTGTCGATACCGGGTGCCATGCGGTTTTCGTCTGATCTGCCGCCGGTCTGGTTTGAACAACTGGCATCGGAACGGATCGTGGTTCGCTATTCACGGGGCGTTCCAAAGCGGGTTTTTGAGCGGTTGCCGGGACGCAGAGCCGAAGCGCTGGACTGCGTTGTGTATGCGTGGGCAGTGCGCCAGATGGTCAACCCGGATTGGAACCAGAGGCGGTTTGATCTGTCGCAGGCGGAGCCGCAACGGATCATAAGGCCAAAGCCTTCGGATGGCGGGTGGATCGAGACAAGGGGGGACTGGCTGTAATGGCATATACGCAGACACAGCTTGACGCCTTGGACGCGGCCATAGCGTCGGGGACGAAGGTTGTCATGTATGATGGCAAGCGGGTGGAGTACGCCACGCTTGACGAATTGTTGCGGGCGCGCCGGATCGTGGCGCGCGGCTTGGAGGTTTCAGCGGCGCGCGTGACGGGCTGGAACCCGTCTTACGAGCGGGGCACCTGATGAACATTCTTGACAGGGCCATTGCTTGGCTGTCGCCGGAATCTGGATTGCAGCGGGTGCGGTCGCGCAAGGTGATGTCGCAGATCATGCGCTATGACGCCGGATCGCGCGGGCCGCGTACCAAGGGCTGGCGCGCTGTCGGCGGTGACGCGGATGCGGTGACAGGATCGCGCAACCGGATCGCGGCGGTGGCGCGGGACATGACCCGGAATGCGCCGTTTGCCGTGAAGGCGCAGCAGGTCATCGTGGCAAACGTGATCGGAGACGGGATTATCCCCAAGCTGCGCAGCACGAACAAGCGGCAGGAAAAGCGCCTTCGGGAAATGATGAAAGCGCATTTCGACACGACTGCCATTGATGTGATGGGCCGGGAAAACCTTTACGGATTGCAACGGCTGGCGCTGATGGCGGTGGTGGCAGATGGCGAGGTGCTTATTCGGCGCGTCCGGTCGGGACAGGCTATCCCGTTTCAGTTGAACGTGCTGGAAATCGACTATCTGGACAGCAGCAAGACGAGTGTAACCGGGCCGGAAATCCGGGAAGGGATCGAGTATAACGAGCGGGGCGAACGTGTCGCCTATTGGCTTTACGATCAGCACCCTGGCACGTCAAACCGCTATTATGGGCGTGGCTTGGAATCGCGGCGCGTTCCGGCATCCGAGATTGTGCATGTTTTCCGGCAGGACCGCCCCGGCCAGTCACGCGGGGTTTCGTGGTTTGCGCCGGTCGCATTGGCAATGCAGGACTGGTCTGACCATCAGGACGCCAAGCTGCTGCAACAGAAAATTGCGGCGTGCTTCGCGGCGTTCCGCACGGGCGTGGAGCCAGATGACGAAAGCCCGAGCCAGACGGCGGAACGGTTTGCCACCCTGTCACCGGGCCGGATCGAGAATTTGGGCGTTGGCGAGGATGTGAAGTTTGCCACCCCGCCCGCAGTGCAAGGATATGACGAGTTTTCGCGTGTAACGCTGCGCGCAATCGCGGCGGGATTGGGTATCACCTACGAGGCACTCTCTGGTGACTTGTCGGGGGTAAACTTTTCGTCTGGCCGCATGGGCCGCATGGAAATGGACCGGAATGTTTCGGCTTGGCAATGGCTGATGATGATTCCGCAGATGATGCAGCCGATTGGAGAATGGACGCTGGAAGCAGTGGCAATGCGCGCAGAGGGGCGTGGGTTTACGATTGATTGGGTGCCGCCTGTGCGCTTCATCGTTGATCCGAACCGCGAAGTGCAGGCGATGGTTGCCAGCATGGATGCGGGGCTTTCGAGCCGTCAGGGCAATATCCGCGCGCTTGGGTATGACCCGGAAGAGGTGTTGGCGGAACAGACCGAAGATGCCGAACAGGCAAAGTCGGCTGGCATCATGTTCAAGGCTGGGCCGCAAGTATTGCAGCCCGTGACGGCGCAGCCGGTTACGCGGGGAGTCGCCGCTTAGGCTTACAAGGGAAAACTACCATGAATGAAATCGTCCTTCACGGGTCGGTCGGCGCATCCTTTTGGGAAGAGGATAGTTTCACCGCCGCGCAGGTCCGCGAACAACTCGCCGGGATGACAGGCGATATTACCGTTCGCATCAATTCCGGCGGCGGCATCGCGGCAGAAGGCAAGGTCATTTACACGTTGCTGCGCGACTATCCCGGCAAAAAGCGGATCGTTGTGGACGCGGTAGCGGCTTCGGCGGCGTCGCTGATTGCTATGGCGGGCGACGAAATTGTTTTTCGGCGCGGCGCTTGGATGCTGATTCACGATCCGGCTGCGCCTTGGCTGGAAGCGCGCGGCACGGAAGCTGACCATCTGCGCGCGGCAAAGCAGCTTGGCGTTATGGCGAACGCCTATGCCGATGTTTACGCGGCGCGTGCCGGGATCAGCCGCGAGGAAGCGCGCCAGATCATGCGGGATGAAGTGGTTCTGGACGGCGGAATGGCCGTGCAGATGGGCTTTGCCACGGCCACGGATGACACCGAAGCGCTGGAAATCGCGCGGTTCAATTACAAAATCTATGCCCATGCGCCCGAAGCGGCGCGTGCGGCTTCGGAATCCTTCGGCGAAAGCCGGGGAGAATTGGCAATTCTTGCCAGCATCGCGGGCGCGTCCCGTATCTCAAAACAGGAGCCTTTCATGGCTGATGAAATCAAGGCTGTGGAGGCGACGACCCCCGCAGAAGACGTGATCGAAGCCCCGGCTGAGGTCGAAACTCCTTCGGCGGATGTTGTGGTGGCTGCGGCCACGGCAACAGAGCGCGCCCGCGCCCGTCGGATCGTGGAAATGGCTGCGGCGGCGCGTCTGCCGGAAGCCTTCGCTACCGCGATGATTGCGGATGGCGTGACGCTTGAAGATGCGTCGGATCGTATTGTGGCCGAATGGCGGAAAGGTGGCGACGTGGACAAGGCGATGATGGGCGCGCGCGTGACCCGTGACGAGCGGGAAACCAAGCGTGAAGGCGCGGCGGCAGCGATTGTCGCGCAGTTGGGCCGCACCGACCCGACGACCGACAAGGCACGGCCTTTCATGGGCATGAAGCTGGTCGAAATGGCGGCGGAAATCAGCGGATACAAAGGGTCGCTGCGCACCACTGCGGATACCATCCGCGCCGTGGAAATGTCGATGCACGCAACTTCGGACTTTCCGCTGGTGCTGGAAAACGCGCTGAACAAGCGTCTCCAGGATAGCTACGCCAAGGCAACCCCGTCCTATCAGTCGATTGCCGAGCGTATGGACTTCACCGACTTCCGCCCGCACCCCATCGCCCAAATCGGCGACTTTCCGGGGCTGACGGAAATCAACGAAGGTGGTGAAATCCAATTCGGCACCGTCGGGGAAAAGAAGGAATCGCTTTTGCTGCGTTCCTATGGTTCGGGCTTGTCGATTTCGCGGCAGATGATCGTCAATGACGATCTGAGCGCCATTGACCGCATTCTGTCTAACCGGGGCCAGATGGTCGCTCTGGAAGAGGACCGTCTGTTCTGGGCCATGTTCCTTTCGGGTGCCAACTCGGACGGCCCGACCCTGACGGAAACCACCCGGCAGGTGTTCAACACGACCGACGCCACCAAGGCAGGTACGGCAACGGCCATCACGGTTGCCGCTCTCGGCACTGCCCGCGCCGCAATGCGCGTGCGCCGTGGGCTTGCGCCCCGTGCAGGTGCCACGGGCCAACTGCTGAACCTTACCGCGTCTGTCCTGCTGGTCGGGCCGGACAAGGAAACCGAGGCACAGCAGATCGTGGCCCCGATCCAAGCGCAACAGGCGGGCAACATCAACCCGTTCTCCGGCACCTTGCGGATTGTGGTGTCGCCGTACATCACCGGCAACGCTTGGTATCTGTTCGCCGATCCTTCGGTGCTTGCCAACTTCGCGTATGGCTTCCTGCGCGGCGAAGGTGGCCCCCGGATGCGGATGGACGAGCCGTTCGGTGTCCAAGGGATGCGCTTCACCGTCGAACATGATTTCGGCGCGGGTGCTATCGACTTCCGCGCTGGCTGGCGCAACGCGGGCGCTTGATCGCCCTAAACCGGGGGCGGAATGACCGCCCCCATTTCCTCTCTGCGATCAGGAGTTATCGCGCATGAAAACGTATATCCAACCCGGTGATACTGTCACCATCACTGCGCCCGCCAACGTGTCGGCGGGGCAACTCGTTCGCGTCGGTGTTCTGGCGGGCGTGGCTGTCACGACTGCCCTGAGCGGGCAGCCCGTGGAAATCATGACGAATGGCGTGGCTGATGTGACCAAGGCCGGTTCGCAGGCTTGGACCGTCGGTGCCGCTATTTATGGCACGGGCACAACCACGCTGACCGCCACGACCGCCACGACCACGGGCAACATCCTTCTGGGCGTTGCCGTTGCCGCTGTCGGCGCGGGCGCTGGTGAAACCACGGGCCGCATCCGCCTCAATGGATCGGCCCCGGCGGCTCTGACCTGATGACCGCCTTTGCCTCTGCCGTAAACGTCATCTTCGCAGATGCGAATATGGCAGAGGCCGCTACTTGGCTTGAGCAGGGCTTCCCGCCCGCTATGCCATGCCGGGTTGTTCGGCGTGCGCCAGACGAGATTACCGATTTCGGGCAGGGCCGGTTTCGGTCGGAGACGACCCGCTTTGATGTCCGCGTGGCCGATTGGTCGCGGCCTGCGGCGGGGGATATTCTTGTAGTCGGGGCAGATCGGTTCCGGGTGCAGGGGGAACCAGTGCGGGACACGGAGCGGCTCGTGTGGACGCTGGACGTGGTGCCAGAATGAAGATGACGGTCCAGATCGAGGGTGACGTAAATGCCCTGACCCGCCAAACGTACCTTGCCGCAGAACGCGCAGTGACGGGGACAATCCGCGAAGCTGGCGCACAGGTGCAGGCGAATTGGCGGGGCCAAGTGACGGGCGCGGGGCTGGGCCAGAGGCTTGCAAACGCTATTCGCCGGAAGAACTATCCAGAGGGCGGGCAAAGCATCAAAGCTGCGGCTTGGCTCTATGTCCGAACAAAAACAGACATTCTAGGCTCACATAACGATGGGTCAATAATCCGGGCCAGAAACGGGGTCTTTCTGGCAATTCCGTTGCCAGCGGCGGGCAGGAATAATCGTGGTGGCCGGTGGACGCCTGCAACATGGCAATTCAGAAACGGCGTGCGCCTGCGGTTTGTAAAAACGCCCCGAGGCGGATTACTGGTCGCCGATGATTTCCGGCTGACAAAGGGCCGGGAAATTGGCATCCGAAAGCGCGGCAAAAGACGGAAAGACGGCATGTTGACGGGGGCGGCGTCTGTGCCGATCTTTGCCTTGGTGCGCCAAGTCAAAATGCCCAAGCGTCTTAACCTATATCCAGCCGCGCAACAGATTGCGTCCCGTGTTCCATCGGCGATTGCTGCCAAGTTTCAGGCCATGAAATGACTTCCACTCGTGAAACCGTTATTCAGGCGCTTCATGCAACGCTAAAGGATGCGCTGCAAAAAGTGCCGCCTGTGCGCGTTCTTCGGAATGAGCCGTTGCCGGTTACAATCCCGCCGGATGGCTTGGTGATTGTCCGCGATGGAGTGCCAGGTGAACCGGAATACACAATGTCGCCCCTGCGCTGGCATTACGAGCAT